ATAATATTATTCATCAATATGTAATAATTAGGGGATTTGAAGGTGACAAAGCGCGGATTAAAGTTCTTATCAATCATCGGCATATTAAATCTCTCAACTACTATAATTAAATTTGAAAAAAAAAGAATTCAATTTTAATTATACCTAACAACAATTAAGCAATTCTTAAAGTAACAGTAGGTTCATTTATACGATCAAATATATCAAACTCCTTCATGGTATTATCATACATTTTTTTAATACCATTGCTATGATATAAATATTTGCCTTCATCAAGATACTCATTAGTCATAGCCTCTTCTAAATTTTCTAATCTTGCATTAAATAGGTTCTGAAATTTTGATTTAGTGTCTACTACAATTTTATATAATTTTTTTCTGTCATTACAATGCTTAATGATGGCTTTATACAATGTCCGTTCTAACTTATAATGTTCTACCATATAATTATAGAACTTTAATATATTATTATTTTTATCAATTAACATAAATACATGTGGGAAACGGTCTGGTTCATCGCGATAAAGATTAAGGAACTTTGTTTTTTTTCCTATTTTAGCAACATTAGTCCTATATGTGTAGAGGTCTCGCTCAATCTCATCAAAATCAACATCAATACTATATTGGATATTGTCGCTTTCAAGTATAATCATAACCATTTTAGAAGTTAATAATAAACTACTAAAATAAAATAAATCAAATCAATTTTTTTTTTAATAGAATAATGGGTGGATGGGTGTTATGGCGTTATACCTTATACCCTTAATTTTACTCTTCTTTATAAAAGAATTTTTTTTTCTATTTTATATTTTTATTTTATTTTATTTTTATAAGATAAAACAAGGGTATAACGGTATAACGGTATAACACCCATCCATAACCATCTCTATAATTGTTGTTATGTCCAATTAAAATTGAATTGAAATTTTTTTTAATTAACAATAGACATCAATCAATCAAAATGTCTAAAGTTGTCATTGTTGATTATGTTGCATCCGCTATCTTCAAAGTCCCTAAAGGTATTGATCTTGAGGACAAGACTCAAGTTAAGGAGTGGTGGGTTAAGTATTGTTGTTTGCATATTGTATTTGTTGATCAGACAAAACAAATGATGATGATTGAGGCAAGTGAAGAACCAGAGTTAGATACAAAATGGGGCAGTGGTGAACGTATTGATGACGCATATGACTGGGGTTTTAGTGATGAAGAGGAAGAGGAAGAGGAAGACAACCCTGCTAAAGTAGCCAAAAAGGTTATGTGTGATATCATTGACAAGGTAAAGGCAGAGGCAGAAGCAAAGGCAGAGGCTGCAAACTTGACAAGAACTAGCGTGATCAACCCAAAGCATATTTGTGGTTTGACTGGTGGTGAATGCAATGGATTTAAGGGATGCGGAAAAGAAGTTGATATGGATGAAACCAATATGATTGGTAACACATCATTTTGCATTCCATGCTATGAGAAGTTGGAAGAATTCATTACTGATGAGAATAGTGAAGACGAGAACAGTGATGATGAGGATGAGGATGAGGATGAGGATGAGTAAAATATAAATTGTTGTTATGTGTAAAAAAAATTGAATTCTTTTTTTTCAAATTTAATTATAATAGTTGAGAGATTATAATAATGTCATCTACAGAAGATAACGTTTACAAAATACTTTTTAATTGGACTATGGAAGAATTATTACAATTAACAGAGGCTAATAATAAGGTTTATAAAGAAGATAGTATTTATCTTGGTGGGTCTCGCCGTTATATCCCTCCACAAGATTGGTATGGAATTCTAGAAGATTTAAAAGATCCAAACATAGGGTGGCGTCAAAAATTTCTATATAACATGAGTACGTTAGATATAGATAAAATATAAATTGTTGTTAGGTCTAATTAAAATTGAATTCTTTTTTTTCAATTGCATATATAGGTCTCCAACAACAAATACATAAGAAAGCAAAATGTCATTTGTAATGCAATATGAAACTAAAAATGAAATTGTTCAGTTAAATGTTGATATGAATTACTTGGAGGGGCAAATTGCGCGTATAAAAGCTAGTCCATCAAAAGATGACCCTGTGATAAAAGCAATGTTAGAAATGTATAAATTAGAACTATTTATTGCGAAAAGACTAAACAGTAATGCTTCTAGTAGTGCATTAGTGCCATCATTAAGAGCTAAGCTAAATGAGCTTTCTGGTGCATTTTTAGAAGCTGTTGAAGGAGATTTGGAATCGGGGCAAATAAATGAAGGAAAGTTTTTGACGATGGCTGATGTTTCTAAAGCAAACCATGATCAATGTACAATGTTATTAGATGTATTAGAACTAGGTTTAGATATTAAGTGCAACAAATTTAATATCTAAATGTTGTTAGGTCTAAATAAAATTGAATTCTTTTTTTTCAACTTTAATTTTTAATTATTGAGAGATTAAATGGCTACTCTATACTTTTATAAAGGCACTCCTTTTGGTCAGTGGGAGAAGAAGCTTAGTTATGAAAATGCTATGATAGGAGGCAAGGAACAAATAGCATTAGGATTGCGTAGGTCTGGACTATCATTGGAGCAACAAGCAACAGAATATTTGCAACAATTAGATATTATAGAGGATAGTTTTGTCAAATATGCTAAAGGTGGAGAAATAACTAGAAAAGTGATAGCAAAAGTAGCAAAAGCTATGGATTTGAGCATTGATAAATTGTATGCTATGTGGTGTATAAATATTTGTAGTTTGTTGATTATGAAGAAGCTAGAGAATGATAACATGAATGGTATTATGACAATAAGCAAATAATTGTTGGTTAAGGTTTTAGAAGTTAATGCCTGAAACTAATAAAAAGAGTATAAAATAGGGCTTTAGATTATTTTTTTTCAATAATCTAAATAAATCTAATTAAAATATATTATATTTATATTAAATAGTTGAAAAATTTATAAATTTTTATTTATATTAATATAAATATAATATAAAATGTTATATTTTATTAGATTATTATAAGTAATAATCTTGTTTTTTGACTACTAAAGGGCTATATTTAGAAACTAATTTAAAAATATTATATAATTTATTATATATTAATGGATTTTACTATTCCTAAACACATTGACTTTGAGGCTCTTGATGAACGCATAAAAACGCCTATGACTGATGGAGATTTGGAAAGATATTTTGGTTCTGGTATTGAGAGCGAGGTTATGACCTATGCACAGTTAGCTAACTATAGGACTATTGATGAATTATTACCTAATCCTATTGACTTTCGTATTATTCTTGTAGAACAAATGAAGAATAAAGGGCATTGGGTTCTTATTCTAAAATATAATAATATTATTGAAGATTTTGATAGCTATGGAAAAGGTATAGAACCACAAAGGAATTTTATTGCTGCAGGAATGAATAAACTACTAGGACAGGAAAGAAACCATTTAAAACATTTAGTTGCACGATCACCATATAAATATGTAGTTAATAAGCATGGATTTCAAAGCACTAAACCAGATGTCAATACATGTGGCAGATGGACGACTCTTAGAGTTATTATGGCTAAAGAACTGAAGATGGACTTACCTGAATTTACTGAAATGATTAAAAAAGCATCACGCGATATGAGGCTTATACCAGATGCTGTAGTAAGTCTGTGGATTAAGTAAATATAATATAAAATTGATAATATTTATAATTTTTTTAAGATTATAAATATTAATTTTGAGAGATTGATGAGTGAATATGAACCATTAAAAGGCTATGAGCAGTTATATAAGATTAATAGGGAGGGAAGTATTATGAATAGACATAATAAAATTATGAAATTTTGTGTTGATAAAGATGGATATAAAAAATTAGAATTACATTGCAATGGTAAAGGTAAAGAACATAAACTTCACAGATTATTAGCAATACAATATATTCCAAATCCGTTTAATTATTTAACAGTAGATCATATTAACAGAAATAGAACTGATAATAGACTTGAAAATTTAAGATGGGCATCTAATTTTCAACAGACACATAATCAATCTAATAACACAAAACATATAAATATTAGGTCTAATAGAGGCAGTTCATATGAAGTTAGAATTATGGTTAATGGAGAAAAAAAATATATTGGCTGCTACAAGACTTTAGAAGCAGCAATGTCAGAACGAGATTGTGCTATAGACTTTTATGGGCTTCCTAACTATTGTTATGGGTTAGAACCTATTAATAACTATGTTTAAGTCATTAAATGAGCAAAACGATCCGCTTTAGCACCACCAGTAGAAACTCCACCACCAGAGCGAACTCCCATGCCTTTCATTTTTTTGTAATCTTTTACAACAGCCATTTCTTTCGCCGACGAGTTAGGCACCATTCCACCA